TGAGGCCGAGGCGCACACTCATCGTGTCAACACCTCCATGATGACCTGCTTGACGAGCCCTTTGAGTTCACGCTCATCGAGATACACTCTCACGTCCACATTCACCGTCGGCGGCTGTGTCAGAGTTTCCGCCACGGCTGCCGGCGCTTGTACTGGTACGAGCGCGGGAGCGACGATGCTCGAACCCGCCTCGGCAACGGCTTTGAGCGCGTCCTCGAGTGCACGCACGATATCGCTCACCGTGCTTGCCGCGCGTCGTGCTTCGTCGAGCGCTACTCCGAGCTGGGTCGCCGCACCGGCCATGGCGCGGACGACGCGGTCACTGAACGCGACGAACCACTCGATGAGACTGTCTACCGCCTGCACCTGCTCCGTCATGTTCGTGAACTCGGCGATCGCCTCGAGCGCGCCGCTCATCGCCTCGACGACGCCGTGCACGATCTGCACGACGTGATCGGCGCCTTCGAGCGCGTCCTTGCCGAGCGCTTGAGCGAGTGCTGCGAACATGTGCACGACGGTCTTTGCGACGTCGTTGAACCACGACGCTGCCTCGTCCCACACGCGCCGCGCCTCAGCACCTGTCTCGGCCCAACGCAAGGCCATATCGAGCGCACTCGCAGCGAGCTCGATGACGTCTTTCGTCGTGTTTGCGACCGCACGTGCACGCTCCAGCGCATCGGTGCCGAGCACGCGTGCGACGGTATCGAGCGTCGTGACCGCACTGCTCGCGAACGTCGAGAGCCAATCGAACATAGGCTCGAACGTCACGCGTGGGAGGCCGCGACGGAGCCGCTCGGAGAGATCGAGTAGGGCGTTCACGAGCTCGATGACCGACCGCGTCGCCTCGAGCGCGGACGACGCCTGCTGGAGCGCCTCGTCACCTGCCTCGCGTGCGACGCGCATCATCGCACCGATCCCGCCACGCGCAAGCTGCTCGACGAGGTCGAAGAGCATCCCCCAGTCGCGCCTGCCCGCGCGTTGCACTGCGCTCCAGCGCTCGGCAATAGCCAGATAATGCTCGACTGCACTCGCAAAGTCACGCAGAAGGTTCACGGCCGACTGCGCTTGTTCGAGCTCGCGCGTCACACCAGCGACCGTTGCCTCACCGACGCCAGCAGCAGCCTCGCTCACAGCGTCACGGACACGTGCCAGCCCGCGCACGAGCCCCTGGCCCACATCGATACCGATCGCGAAGAAAACCCTCGACGGAGACTTGATGCCGAGCAGGCGCTTTGCACTGTCGATCGCGCCCGTCACGATGCCCGTGATCGTGTCGATCACGCGCTGAGCCATGCTTTTGATTCCGTCGATCAGCCCCTGGACGAGGTCGCGCCCGGTCTCGACGAGCCAGTCTTTTGCTCTGCTGAGCGCACTCAGAATCTTGTCTTTGATAGTGCTGACTGCAGCCTTGATATCCTCAATGGTGTTCGAGATGACCTCTTTGAGCCCGTCCCAGGCACGGTGTGTGAGCTCTTTGAGCTTGTCCCAGGCAGCGCTGGCGATGTCGCGCAGCGCATCGAGGCCTATCGACAGACCTGCCTTGAGGCCATTCAGTACGTTCGTGACGATGCCCTTGATCCCGTCCCAGATCTCCGAGACGAGGCGCTTCATGCCCTCCCAGGCCGCGCGCCAGTCACCGGCGATGATCGCAAGAACGATCGTGAGGACGTTCTGGATCGTGTTGATGGCGAGCATGATGACCGATTTGATGACGCCCCACACGCTCGCGATGATCGTGCGGATCTCGTCGCTATGCTCGCGAACGAACGACACGATCGCGCTCAGGACCGGCCCGACTACCGACGCGATCGTGGTCACGACGCTGATGACGGCATTTTTGACGTTGTCCCACGCCTGAGCAGCGAGTGGGCCGACCTCTTCGGCCCAAGCGCGCCAGTCAGCGACGATCTCCTTACCGAACGAGATGACAGACTGGAGCGCCTCACCGGCCAGCGGGGCGACCGCATCCCAAATACGAGTGAATGCGTCTGCGACCGACTGGAGGATCGGCGTCGCCTCGTTCCACGCGTTGACCAGGCCACTCTTGATCCCGTCGATGACGGGCTGTGCTTGCGTCCAGAACTGGGTTAGGGTATCGCGCATGCCGAACCAGTTCTGCGTCCAGGCAAGGTACCCCACTCCGAGTGCCGCCACCACACCGAGGATCGCTGCGGTCACCGGGCCACCGAGGATGCCGACGACCGTGCTCAGGATGGTCGTGACACTCGCGAACGCGCGGAGCGCGCCCATGATCCCGAGCAGCGGCCCGAGCGCAGCAGAGAGCCCTGCACCTGCGATCGAGAGACCAGCGAACGCCGCCGCGACACCGGCGATCACGGGCACGATTGTCGGCAGTCGAGTTGAGATCGCGTTCACGACTGGATCGATGCGCGTGCGAAACTCATCCCATGCAGGAACGACGTCGTTTTTGATTGTGTTCACAAGAGATGACAGCACTTCTTTCGCTCTCGGCAAGTTTGTTTCAATGATCGTGACCGTGTTCCGTACTCCCTCTCCGAGGCGAGCGAGCAGGCTGTCCCCGCCCTGGCCGTGAAAGCCAGACAGAAACTCGTTCAGCGCCGTGCGGCCAGCTTGGAGTGCTGGAATGACGACTGCGCGGATGGTGAGTCCCAGCCACCCGAAGGCACGGTGCACCTCGCGTATCTGGCCAGGAGCGTCTTGCCAGTTGCCCGCGAGTGCCTGAATGAGGGTCATCACGGCATCACGTGCTGTGATGAACGCCGATGCGAGCTTTTGCCCCACGAGCCCCGCGAACTCCTCGAATCGGGGCTGGTTCTCCGATAACCACCCTGTTATGTCCGAAAGAGTGCCCGAGAGTTGAAGGAAGAGTGCTTCGAGCGCCGCCGCTTTGACCTGTGAGAGAACGTCCACGAACGTGGACCAGCGCCCCCGAGCAGTCGATGCCATGAGGCCGACAAGCTCGGTCGAGGCGCCCATCTCCTGCAGAACTCGATTGACGATCTCGATCGCCGGAACGCCCTCAGTTTTGAGCTGATTAATGTACTGCCTTGGCAAGTTAAAGCGCTCGACGATCGAGATGAAATCGCCCGACAGCGCTTCACGCAGTGCGAATGCCGCACCAACCAAGCCCTGCTCGGGGTTGAGCGCGGCGAGAACCTCGGCAGTTTTGATCAATTCATCGAGCTGTTTGCCGGCTGCTTTCGCGCTCGGGATCAGCATGACAGCGGCTTTCGCCATGTCGTTGAACGCGAACGGCGTTTTCGCCGCTTCGTCTTTGATGGCAGCGAAAATCCTCGCCGCCTCCTCGCCGCTCCCGGTGAATGCTTGGAGTTGTGCGCGCACCATCTCGTACGAGGCGTTCGTGTCAAATAGTGAGCGCGTCAGACCGGTGAGGGCATTCGTGAGCGACTGGACACCCATCGCGGCGAGGCCGAGCTGGCTGAACCCCTGCACGACTCCGCGCACCGCGCTCGATATGCCATCCAGGAGTCGTCCCATGCCCGAGACGCGCTTGACTCCCTCCTCGACCGAGCGAAGTCCGCGCTCAGCACCCGCAACGTCTGCCCCGATCGTGACTTGGAGTTCCGCGACGTTCAGCGGCATCTCACTGTGCCCTCTTCCGTGCGCGCTTCAGTGCTCGCTGCTCGAGTTCGCGGTCGAGCTGCTCGCAGAAGAGCGCCCACTCCACCCACCTCCCGTCCACCCGTTCGAGTTCCCACGGGGCGACCTGTAGGTAGCGTGCCGCGCGGACAAGCACGTACTCGGGCGCCAACCGCCCGATTGCCCCCTTCGAGAGCACCCACGCGCGGCACGCCCTCATTCCCCCTCGCGCGACTCACCCTGAATCGCATTCGCGATCCGTACAATCCAGTCGACGGGCAGGAGGAGTAGAGTCTCCCGCGAGACTGGGAGCGGATTTCCGTTGCCATCGACGATGTCCCACTCCACGACGCGGTTCACGATCGTGTCGATGAGCGCGTCGAACGCTTGCGCTGGCTGCTCGCCCGCGTTCTGCGCGAAGACGACTGCGCGTGCGACGTCTGCGCCGGTCGGTGGTCGATAGCGCAGAGTGAGCGTCCCTGCTTCACCGAAATCGAGCGTCGTCTCGCGGAGCGGTAGTTCACCGAGCACGATAGGCATACGGCCCCCTCTCACAGCGTGGCGAGCGTCGTGACGAGCTCGATCTGCGCGAACCCACCGAGCGTACCGTCCTCGACGATCGCTCCCGAGAACTCGAACGTCCAGATGCCCTCATCGTCTCCTGCAAGCTCGCTTGCCTCTGACCACCGTACCGGGACGGTAATGGTCAGTGCATGGCGTACGGTCGTCGATCCAGCTGAGTAGATGACCGGCCCCTGCGCCGTCACGCGCACGTAGACGAGCTGCCCGGCATCGTACTCAGCAAATCGAGCACGCCCTTCTGCATCAGCTGCAAGCGTGAGAGAGAACTCCGTGTCATCTGCCGTGGGGACGAGCGCAACGGCATCTGCCCCTAGAAACGGCACTGCTTGCACGAGCTCGCCGAACGAGAGCGACACTTCCCGTGCCCGCCCGAGCGGCGTCGCCGAGTCGAGCCCAGCGACAGTCGCAGCCGTGCGCACGTAGACGAACCGTGGGTCGATCGCAGCGCGGGCGAGTCGCGTCGGGCTCGCCGTCATCGACGTGTCGACCGTCATCGTGCGCCCGAGCACCGTGCCCGAAACCGTTGCCTCACCAGTCGAGATCGAGATCTCGAGCCCCGTGACCTGGCAGCCTGCTGCGCGCACGCGCGTGACGCCAGTCTGCCCGACCTCAAACGTGAGCGTCTTCGGGTTCGGTACCGCGTTTCCCGAGAGCGTCCACTGATAGCGATATGCCCCTGTCCCCGTCGAGCCGTCCATGATCTGCGTGCCCGATACCTGACCGAATGCAGCACTCAGGACGTACAGCATGTCGGTCGTCGAGATCGGGCCCTCGAGGTCGCCGCTGAACCAGCGATACCCGCCCGTCACGTCCACGGGCACGAGCGTGCCCAGTTGCCGCACTGTGTCGTAGCCGGTCCGCTCCTCGCCGGGTGACACCGAGAGGAGCGAGAAGACTTTGTTCGCCGCAACTGGCACGCCGGCCGTCGCTTCTACCCCGAACTGGGTGATCCTCAGTGCACTCGCTGGTGCGCTCATCGTTCACCTCACCTCCTATCGTGTCGTTCAAGCTGGCACGAGCAAAAACTCGTGCTCAGCTGTGTCGATGCGTTCGATCGTCCCTTGCCCGATCCGTGCTTCGACGCGCTGATTCACCTTCCTCACTGCGACCATCTGACCGGCATCACCGCTCGCAAGCGAGGACATCACGTCATCGATTCGCTCGCGGACCTGCGACATGCGCTCGAGGTCGGTATCGACGACGCGTGTGACGACCACGACGCGCTCGATCGGCGCGCTGTTGCCGAGAAACGGCACCTGAGCCACTTGCGCGAGCTCTATCACGACGAACGGGTAGTCCGCGCTTTCCGGGGCAGCGTCGGCATAGACACCAGTCACGAGGGCCTCGAGCGCGGCATCGCCCATCAGCGCACTCCGTACGTCGGCATACAGCTCGAGCGCACTCATCGCGCAGTCCTCCGTACTGCTCGCGCGACCTCGTCGCGGATATGCGGCACGAGCTCGCGTGCCTCAGGCTCGAGGTACGGCCGGGGTGCGATGCGCGTCGTGCCCTGATAGAGCATGCGTGCATAGACCGTGCTCGCCTGGACGGCATAGCGGAGCACAGAGAGGCGCGTCGTCCTGATGGAGCTGGCGAGCGTACCCGTGTCGATCGCTGGCGACTCCCCCGGGGCGGACGCCACGTGCACGACGGAGCCGCGTCGGTACTCGCGCCCGCTCTTCGGACGCGCCATGTTCTCCTTCGCGCGCCGTTCGATCGCGTAGGCGCCGCGCTCGATGATGGCGGAGACCGTCGGCACGAGCTCAGCTCTGATTTTGGGTATTCGATTGAACTTCATCACGATCCTGCTCATCGCGTTCTCCTCGCATGGTCGCGAGCACGTGCGCGACACGCTCTGGTATCGGCACACCGAGCCGAGCCGCGTTCTCGGTGATAGAAATGAGCTCGTACACGACAAAGAACACGGCCGCGTAGTCCATGGCGTCGAACTGCAGGACGGGCTCGCTCGCTCTGAGCGCAGTCAGCAGCACGATGATTCCCATCTTTTTCGCGACGCCCTTCCCAAATTCGTCTGACGATACATCGCGCCGCCTGATCGCAATGATGGCTCCGAGTACGATGTCCAGAACCATGAGCACGAGCAGGACCTGAATCTCCAATGGGATGCGCGCGACGAGCGCCCCGAACACAGCGATCGCACCCGCGATGTACGACGAGACCTTGCCGTTCACTCGGTTACCTCCGCAGCGACTCGTCGTAGAAACCCGATCGTGCCGAGCTCGGTCGTCTCGACGACGCGATAGCGACGTGATCCGAGCGTCACGACGTCACCGACGCGTACCTCGACGTCGCGAGGGAGGACGAGCGTGACGTCCCCGCGCAGCCGCATCTGCTCGCGCGTCGGGTCGTAGCCCACCTCGACTGGCGCGACGCGGCACGGGACATCGGTCGCGACAGTCGTGTACGTGTGCTGCACGACGCCATACCGGTCGGTCGTTTCGCTCGCACGCTCGACCGTCGCGCGTTCGGGCAGGAAGCGCAGCATGTCGCGTGCGATGAGCCTCAGTTCTTGCGCGCTGAGAATCATGCCTGCACCTCGATATCACTGCGCGTGACCTGGGCCTGCCGTGGTCGCGCGCGCCGTCGGTACGACTGCGCGAGAGCGAGGAGTCGGTCGCCAACCTGCGAGCGACGGAGCGAATGGCCGTCCATCGTGACATCGTAGGCAAGCTTCTCGCGTGCCGCCCATGCCTCGAGCGCATCCGCCGCCGCAGCGTAGACGTCGTACGTGCGGCCAGTGACGTACACCGGCCCGCTCGTCTCCGTGTCCAGCTCCCACTCGCCGTAGAGCGAGTCCTCGACGACGACGGTCGCATCTGTGCCGCCGACCGTGAGACGCGCGCCTTGTTCCCAGTGCTGATATCGCGATCGCCAGAACTGGGTCGGGACAGGGTACGAGGGCTCGAGTGGTGCGCGGACGACGACGGTGCGATAGGCATCGAGGAACTGCTCGAGCTCGTCGTCCGTCCACACGCGCTCACTCGCGGGCCCGTCGTCGCCGATGAGGCGACGAACTTCCCGCACGAGGAACATCATCGTCGGTCGCATCGCGCACCTCCTGCGTGGGCGTTTCCGGCACGGGTGCGTCAGTCTCGACGCACCCGTTCGCCCGAGCGAGTTCCGCCCACACGCCCTCAGCTTCGAACACCTGACCGCTCACCGGGTGCCGGAACCACGGCATCACTCACCTCACGCGTAGCTACCTGGGTTGAACGTGCCGAGCGCGAGATATTGCCCCCGCGGGAGCTTGGCGCCATAGACGTAGAGTGCCTTGACCCCCGTCGCAAAGTCGTTCTGCAAGCGCATCGTCTCGACTTTCTCGATCGCGCTCGCGAACGTGATCATCGGGTCGCCGGCGATGACCTTGAACTTTTGTCCGCTTGTGTTCGGCACGTTCGGCGACACGTAGATCTGCATCCCCTCGAACGTCCCGATGAACCCGGGTCGGACGATCCCCTGCTGCACGGTCTGGTCACCGAGCTGGGTGGCGCGCCCGCCGAGCTCAAGCTGGAGCATCGTCGCAAACCAGGTCGGCACAACTACCCGTGGGTTCGTCATCGGCGCTCGGGCATTGACCAGGATCTCCCGTAGCCGCACGAGTGCCGTGGTCGGCCGGACTTCCCCAGCCCCTAGCCCAACCGTGATTGGGCTTGTATCCGTGCCGTACTGGTTCGAGGCCGCGATCTCGCTGAACTTCGAAGCGACGTACTGGTCGATCGCGTCGCCGATCGCCACGGCCATCCGTTGGCTCGCTTGCTCGATCAAATTCAGGACAGAGAACTGCGCCCGGACATCGGGTACCTTGACCAGAATTTTCTTCTGTTGGTCGATCTGGATCGTGACCTCGTTGTCCGAGAGGAGCTGCCAGTCGCTATCGGACCAGCCGCCGGTGTAGTCGGACACGTTCACGTCACTCACCCAGAACGCCTTGACCGTGCCGCCCGCACGAACCTCACCCTCGTAGTTTCTGTTGGTGAGGGCTGCGACGTAGACATATGTCTTGTCTAGGTTCGCGAGGAGTCGTGCACTCCAGATTGTCGGTTCACTGAGCAGTGGAGTTCCCGGTCCAGCCATCGTTCACCTCCATCATCGTGTCTGCTGTGCTGCGCGCAGGGCTGCCTCGAAAGCACGGTTGATCGCCTCGAGGTCGCCTGACTTGAGGGCGTCCTCCAGCGAGATCGTCGTGCGGCTCGGGTTCGTCGCTGATGCCGAGTGGCCGACGAGATAGGGCCGCTTGCGGACGAGCTCACGGAGCAGTCGCTCGATGTTCGTGGGCCGCCCTGACTCGTCGTACTCGACCTCAGCGAGATCGAGCAGACGATACGCCGCGTCAGGATCGATGATCCCGAGTTCGCGCGCGCGGAGCATCGTCTCGTAGCGGAGCGTGTGCTCGCGGATGAGCAGCTCCCTCTGCGTCAACTCCTTTTCGAGCTCCGAGAGGCGCAGCCTCATGCGCTCGGTTTCCGAAAGCTTCTCCTCGTCGCGTTGTTTGAGCTCGCGCTCGAGCTCGCGCAACTTGCGTCGATACTCCGCAGCCTCTGCGCGTAGACGTCGCACGTACGCCGCGTCGAATCGCTCCTCGTCCGCCCCCTGGGCGTCGTGAGCTGCAGCCTCCGCGGCCTGAGGCTGCTCGGCCGCGACCTCCTGGGTCGCCTCGGCAGTGGGCTCCAGGCCCTCGCGTTCGTCCACCATCGATCACCCTCCTGCAATCCGCTTCAGCGATTCCGGTGGCTCCATCTCGAGTTCGCGATAGAGCTGAATGAGCTTGCGCGCCGCTCGCCGCTTTTCTTCCGGCGTCGCATCGACGCCACCGCGTGCACCAGCGAGCGCAGCAGCAGCTGCGATAACCGCGTTGCGGTTCAGCGCTCGGCCCATGCGGCGCGGTTCGTAGACAGGGAGCTTGCACTTCGACTTCACCCAGTCCTCGCGAGGGCCTTCGTTTTGGTTGATCAGGCACGCATCGCAGTAGTCCACAGCGTCTTCGTAGTCGCCGGGCTTGTCGATATCGCTCCACGGTC